CGCGTAAGGGGGCCTCTAATCGTAGAGAGGATGCGGGAACTGTTTACCACCAAAAGGGAAATCTTGTTCTGGAAAACTATAACGCTGATTCAATAGCCCTTCAGGGGCGTGGAATTGGCATTGCGGCTAGTGAAAGGCTTAGAGGTCTTCGTTCATACCGGAGAAGTGTGGATAGAGATGACGCTAGAAACACGATTCGTAAAGCTAAGGCTGGGGTCATAGCGAAAAATATTGAAGCTAAAGGAGCCGTAAAAGCGAAAGATATTAATGCTAAAGGAGCCGCAAAAGCGAAACTTAGAGCGACCAGAGATCAAACTAAATTAAGTAGAGTCCAGGCCCAACAGGCTCAGAGGCAATCCATTGAGAAAGCGGCAGTCGCTTCCGCAAAACCAGGAAGCATTGAAAACATCGGTCTTGGAGGAGCAGCCAGAAGAGCAGGTATGGGCGCGGTAAGAAAGGGTATTGATATGACCCGTGGAACCGCAAGAGCCATTAGGCACCCCATTAGAACTGGCAATCGCCTGAGAAGTTTTGTTAGCCGTAAGTTGGGTAGAGAAGATCAAGCCGCTGCTTACATGCAGGTAGGCTATATGCTTGCTGAGATGTTTAATCTTATAGAAGACACAGGGGAAGCTTATGGTAAAACTACTAAACCTAGGGGCACAGAAGGCGAAGGGGCAGTGCGAATCAAAGGGAAATTAAGAGTACCAGTAGGTGTTAGAGGTAGGCTACGTATAGATCCTAAAACTGGTAAGGTAGGAAGATCTGATATTATCCAAGGATTAGCTAACAGACCTAACAAACCTGGGGAAACCCAAAAAAGCTGATCACTTACATTTTTTAAAAATAATTAAATTTTATAAATATCTATAGTAGATATTAGTAACCTAGGAGATCTTACTTATGAGTGATATAAAGAATATTGCCGATATTCTTCCTGAAGGACTTGATGAATCCACTGTCGAAGCTATCTTCGGGTTGGTGGATTCAACTATTAATGAGCAAGTTAACGAGAAGATCGGACTACTTGAAGCTAAGGTAAATGCTTACCTAAGAACTAAAGTAGATCAATTAAAAGAACAAGCTCTTACTGAGCTAAGTGAAGAGAGTGAAGTATTCCGTAATGCTAGACTCTTTGAATCAGTAAGAACTTTAATGGCTTTAGAATTTAATACTGACGATGAGGAAAATGCTCTTTCTGAAATGACCAACCAACATGGGGAACTTCAGGAAGAGTTTGACGTTTTATCAGAGCAAGTAAACTTACTTGTTCGTGAGAATGAAAAACTTCAAAGCACTGTTAAAGTTCTAGACAGCAAAGTTTCTATTACTGAAAATACAGTAGAGGAACTTGAAAGCCAGAATGTACAGCTTCTCGAAGAAGTTGAGAATCTGGAAGCTGCAAGCTCTGAGAAATTTAATTCCTCAGAACGAGCAGTTGTTGTTTCCCGTGCGGATACGGAAATCAACGAAGAGAAAACTCAATATTCTAATGAGTTTTTAAACGATGAGGTTATGAAATTCATGCCTTTCTCCCAATCTTAATAGGATTACATACTATGGAAATGATGCATCAAACTGATGAAACGCTGGTCCAGAAGTGGGAGCCCGTTCTTGAGGGTATTGATAGTGATTATACCCGTCGAGTTACTGCTCAACTTCTTGAAAACCAAGCTAAGTCTATTGTTGAGGAAAAAGTTCGTAATATTGATGAAGCAATCTCCGCTGCTGCTACCACTACTGGTCAGCTCGGAACCTTCCAAAAATTCGCTTTCCCTCTCGTTCGTCGGGTTTACCCGAAACTTTTAGCCAACAGCCTTGTTGGTGTTCAGCCCATGCAGGGACCTGTTTCGCAAGTCTTCTACCTGGGTAACTCTCGCGCCCGTAATGGTGGGGCTGCTGCTGCTGATAGGCAAAATGTCTTCAGTAAGTTCAACCTGACCTATGCTGGTAATGTTGCTTCTTCTATTGGTACTGATTCTGGTGATGGTGCTGCGGGTGGTATTTTCCAAACAGACGCAGGTATTGGTGGCGGGGCTGGCCTTGACGGTGATGATGCTCAAAGCGCATTCGATGTCTCCAATGTCTTGGATACCCTTAGTGGAAATACCGAAATGATTGGTGCTGGTGCTGGTTCGGGTACGATGGGTGGTCGCATCGGTGCTTGGCCTAACTCAAACTTTGTTGGAGGTTACAACCTTTCAGGTGGTGAGCGTCTGACTGGAACGGGCATCCCTGAGATGACCTTCCACATCGAGCAAGAGGCTGTTGTGGCTCAAACTCGTAAGATGAGGGCTCTTTGGACTCTTGAGGCTTCTCAAGATCTTAAGGCTTATCACAACCTTGATCTTGAGCGTGAGCTTACTGACCTTCTTTCGAAGGAACTTCAGCTTGAGATCGACCGTGAACTCATTGAAGATCTTCGCATGATCGCTTATGGTTTGCGTGGTCGGAACCTTGGTGGTGTAAACCAGAATCTTATGGATTCTAACTACATCAGTATGGGTACTGCGGGAACTACTTTCCCTGGTCTTGATGGAAACGATGCTAATACTACGACTTTCGTTCCTGCTCAGTTTACTTATGACTTCGATCCTGATGATCCGACAGCAGTTGAGTTTGGTTCTGCTAAAGTTAACTCCAATATCTTCGTTGTGGACTTCAGCCAGTCTTCACTTGATCTCTACCCCCGCCATGTGGGTGAGGTTTACGCGAACCTGCTTGCGATTATTAACCTCGCCTCGCAGGACATTTACCGTACCACGATGCGTGGTCCCGGTAATTGGCTTCTGACCTCTCCGCTTGTGGCTTCTCTTCTTGAGAGTGCTGCGAAGCTTGAGGGTGGTGTCATGCCTAGCGATGCTCCTACCAACATTGGTCGAAATAGCATTGAATATAAGGGTAAGTTTATGGGGCGCTATGACCTCTATGTTGACCCGATGTATCCGACTGATGAAATTCTTATCGGATATAAAGGCAGTAACGCTATGGATGCTGGGTATATTTATGCTCCATACATTCCTCTCCAGCAGTTGCCCACCATTACGGATCCAGAGTCCTTCCAGCCCAGGAAGGGAATTCTGACCCGCTATGGTAAGGTCCAGATTGAGCCTATGAACAGATTCTACCGAGTAATCCGTATTATTGGCCCAACTTCGAATTACCTGTTCAGCCCGTTCGCTAGGAACACTACTAACCTAGGGGTTGCAACAACCGTCTAATTAATTAATTAGATAATATTACGAGGGTCAGAGGTTTTTTGTCCTCTGACCCTCTTCCATTACTATATACTTTAGAACATTATGTATAAATACCGAAGCAAATGCAGGTGGAATATGCTTCTTCACATAGATGGTGAAGTAGTGGAAATAAGGCCATCAGAATTATTCGAATCGAAAACACTTGTTGATTCCCGATATTTAGAGTTACTCAGTGATTTATCAGAAAAAAAGAAAAAAGATAAACCTCTTAAAAAATCCTCTAAACCCAATATTTTTATAGAGAAATCAGATGGCAGCAGCAGCACCCAAAGTTGATCCCCGATTAATGGGATACGGTGATACCTTCGGTAACTACGGAGGTAGAAACTTAGGGGATACTGACATCTATTCTACTGCAATTGATTCTTTTAAGTTAAACAAAGGACTACTTTCAGATGGTGTAGAATTAGATCCTTTTGAAGAGACTGTTCATGATTTTGTTTTAGCTAGACTGGGGCATCCAGTGGTTAGAGTGGAGCTTACCCCTTTCCAAATTAAGACTGCTATTGATGAAGCTATAACTAATCTCGATTATCATGCTCCTTTTTGGACTAATCAATGTGCTACTTTCCAATGTACCGCAGGAGTTAATGCTTATATGCTGCCCATGCACATAGCTTATAATTTAAGCTATGTTTGTTATAAGAAGTCTTTGCTTAGTATCCAGAATATGGCAGGCACATTGGAGTTTGATTTCTTTATTAAATACTTCCAAGATAATTTCCTGTTTAGTAATTTCCAGGTATCAGATTTTTATCTGATGCAACAACACTTGGAGATGATTAGAAAAATCTTAAGCCAAGAAGGCTCTTGGGACTTGATTAACGGAAATGTTTTACAGTTATACCCAACCCCTGTCAATAGTAGCCAAGTGGTAGTATTAATTTATAGGGCGCTAGATACTTACACTATGCATCCTTATTATAAGAACTGGATTCAAAGATTTGCTTTAGCGGTTTGTAAAGGAATCCTTGGTGAAGTAAGGGGTAAATATAAATCACTTCCGTCTCCAGGAGGGGGCGCAAGTCTAAACGGTGCTGAGTTAATGCAGCAAAGTGATGTTGAAAAAGATAAGCTCAAAGAAGAGCTTCTCTCAGAAATCGAAGAACCACCTGCGTTCACAATGTTTTAATTATGCCTAAAGGAACAAGAGTTAGTCGCTGTGTTGAAAAAGTTAAAAAGTCCAAGGACGAAGGTGCAGCCATTGCAATCTGTCAGGCTTCAACTAAGCAAGGCTATGCTACAGGAAGATCTTTGAAAGAAGCTGCACCACTTGTTGCAGGTGCTGTTAGGCTTATAGGCCCCGCTCTACTCAGAAGAGGTGCAGTAGCGACTGGACGAGGTGCTGCTCAAGGCACCGCTAGAAGGGTAGGGGCTAGGGCTGCTCGTAAAGCAGCAAAAAATCCTAAAGCCATTGGGGCTATGGGGACTGCTGGTGAAGCAGGATATGAAGCACTGAAAGCTCAAAGAGCTTCGGATACAGATTTAGAGGAAACAAAAATGAACAATGCATACATTAACAAATTAATGGAAACAAGAAGCCCCGAAAGCCGTGCTAAAACCAGGGGTAGAAAAGAATTGGGAACCCATGGAAGAAAGGGTAAGCTTACGGATAAAACTTCTGCGGAAGTAGTAGCGAGGGGTCTCGGTCAAAGTGCCGCAAAGGATATTGGAAAAGCTAGAACTAGAGAAACGGCTGCAAATAAGAAAATTACGAGAGGAAAGCAAGAAGTCTTTGCTAAAAGGTCGGACAATAGATTTGAGGATGGTCAAAGAATCTTCAGGCACGAACCTGGAACTTACAAGCCTAAGATGAGAGACCACACCGAGTACCATCAGATTGGACTCGTCATGGCTGATGCTATGGGCCTTAATGAGAAAACCAGACTTCAAAAAGAAGTTGAAAAAAAATCTACACCGCACCCTGGAGGATTTGGTAAAACAGCAGAATTTAAGACTTCTGGGGGAAAGAAGGTAAAGGTTCAAGATTATAAAGCTTCTAGAGGTGGAGGAGCAGGTAGCCAAGCCCAATCCCGTGCCATAGAGCTTTCTCGCAGAGGTCCCTCCTCCGAGGTGCGGAGAAAACACAATCAGCAATTAGCCTCTAAAGGAAGGAAGAGTGAACTCGCTAAAAAGGCTGATTCGGTAGCAAGAGTTAGAAAAGCTAGGGATCCTTTGAGAGGTGCCCGTCCCGTGAGCCGTTCAGGAAAAGTTTCAACAGAACTACAACCAACGGATACTAGGAGAAATCCCCCTGAAGATGTCTTAGTTAAGCGTAGCAAAGATCGAAAAAAAGAGTTTGGTATAAAGTAATTGACAAAAAAGAACTATAAAGCAACGACGAGGCTTCCTGAGCTTCCTGATCTTGATGAGGGAGAAAGTTTACTAAACCTCTTTGATCAGGATAATCCAGATATTAACCTATTTAACTTGGTTGATGATGAGATGATTCGTCTTGCTGGTTCTAAATTTCTTTTTTATAAATACTATCAGACTAATGAGTTTGATGAGGTTTATATGGAATCACGCAACAAGCCTGTTGCCAAAGACCCTATTAAGGTTCATGGACATTATGATCCAACGTCTATGAGTGAAGAGCTTACCCAATTTGGAATTGAATTAACCAACGATCAATTGTTTACATTCAATAAAAGTTATATAGAAAGAAAAATTGGAAGGTCTATTATTCCAGGGGATATTGTTAAGCCTGAATTTCAGGATCAAATGTACGAAATTTTTGAAGTGGTAGAAGACAGTTTTGAAGCGTATGGAGTTTATCATTTAGTATGTTCTGCTAAACTTCTTCGTGATGCTCCTGATGTGCAAAATACCCCTCTTACTCAAACCAGCGAAGAGCTTGGTGGTTACGCAGGTATCGAATGAGTACAAAATATATAGATGATACGGGTCTCCCTGTTAACTGGGATGCGTCTGCTTTTCTAAGCAGGAGTAGACGGTGGGATACTAGGGAAGGAGATGTTCGCAAAGTTATTTATAAAATGACAAAATCTAAAGATAATGTATCTTTTATCTATAGGGAATCCTTGCGTTCTATGATAGCTTCTTTTAATGATATAGGGTATATTAACTCAGAAGACAAGTGGGTTGATATAAAATGTATCCATGCGAATGCTGAAAGGGCAGTAGCAAAGCTAAAGCAAGAAAATAATATTATACTTCCGATTATATCTGTAGGTCAAACTGTATCAGATAACGACAGAGAGAGGCAGAAGACTGAAAGCCTTTTAGTTAATGAGAAATATTGGGATAAAGAAAAAAATAGAGCTTTTAGGATCCTAAGCTTGGCTCCTAGAGCAGTTAATATCAGATACCAATTTAATATTTGGACCAAGTACATGGCAGACATGGATCAAATTCTTGAACAAGTTAGGTTAAAGTTTAATCCAGAAATGCAAGTACCCACGGAATTTTCTACTCTAGCTAAGGCATACTTAGAATCTGAAGAAGACGTAGGACAAGTTACTGTTACTGATAAAGAAGATAGAATTTTAAAAAAGGCAGTAAATGTTGTGCTCAGGACTTATATTCCAAGTCCGAAATTTCTTTATACTTCCACAGGTAAGATAGAGGAGTTTAAAATAGATACTAGAATTAATTAATTTCTTAGTATGAAAGGCATTTATAAAATTTTAGTAAAGGGAGACCTTATAGTTTATACAGATTATGATGATATCCCTAAGGTTATAGACAGTGTAATTTCCTTTGAACCTGAATATCCTGAAAGTCCGCACTCTGATGTGGACCACAAACTCATAGAATCTTTTGATAGAAAACTACAAGAACTAATGAAGAGGGAACCACCATGGCGGCAGTAACTAGGATTGGAGATCTTGACGTAACTCATTGTAGCACCCCCTCTAGAGATCAAGGTTCGGAAAATGTACTTGTTAATGGTATAGGGGTATCCAGGCAAGGAGATTTAAATACTGTTCATAAAGTTCCTGGAAGTCCTTGCCCTTCTCATGCTGCTTCTATATCAACAGGAAGCACGACAGTTTTTATTAATGGAAAAGGATGCGGTAGAGTAGGTGATGCCGTTACGGGATGCACTTCTGTTGCACAGGGGTCAGAGAATGTTTTTGCAGGGTAAAAAAAGTTTTCAAAAATGTGCCCTTTACTTAGTACATATATGTGTAGGAGTTAGTTACTTATGAAAATTGTAAAAAATGATAGCCTTCAAACCCTTACTATTTATTTTAGCACCGAAAAGGGCTGTAAGGAAAGGTATATGAAACCAGGGGAGAGTATTGTAGTTCCAGAGAGCTATATTACTGAACAGATAAAAACTTTACATAGGCGCAGGATCTTTAAGATTTCCAATGCTTAGGAGATAAATTATGGTAAATTATGTAAGTCCTGGTGGATACACCATTGAGAAAGATATTTCTGAATACACTCCATCAATTAATACCTCAATTGTTGGTGTTGTTGGCTTTGCAGGAAAAGGTCCTGTTAATAAAGCTACTTTGATTACTAGTCAGAATAACCTTGTTACAACTTTTGGTGAGCCCAATGAAGATATCACGGGTCAAGGTCTTGAAGGTTCTCTTGAAATTCTAGAGCAAACCAATAGTCTTTATTTCGTCCGTGCTGCGAGTGACTCTGCTGCCGATGCCTCTGCCACAATGGCTTTAGGTACATGCCCAGCAGTGGTAGTATCTGGTGATACTGCTTATAGGCAAGGTTACGGAGCAAGTCTAGGGCCTGAAATTGCATTTAGAATTCAGGTTTATGATAACGCCAATGTCGCACAATTTACTGATAACTCAGGGGCAGGAAAAAACTTTTATGTTCCTGCCAATACCGCAGGTAGCCAAGGAGAAGCTATTAGAAAAGTTATTGGTGGGGGATTAGATGCTGATAAAGTGGGTGTGTTTTTCGATGGGGGAGTTGGTAGTTTTACTACTGGGTTAGGGTTATCGGGGGCTATTGTTGGAAGTTTTGCAGGATCAGGAGCTTCTCTTGGAGTATCCGCTTATACAGATAATACTTACACTACAGGACTTTCAGCCCTTAGATTGGTAAACCCCGCTAGTGGTGCTACCGATTATGGAATTTCAGGAAATTATGCTTCGGCTGTTAGGTCTTATGGAAGTACTATTACAAGTACTGGTGCCGCTAACTCCGCTGCTTATAAAATTGAGTCCCTCCATCCTGGGGCAGGATATAATGGAGGAGTTAAAACTGATGGAACCACTAGCGGTAATAGCATTACTGTTACTAATCTAGGTTCACAGAATTTTAATATTGCTGTAAATCAAGATGGTACGACTAATGAATTGTTCAAAACCAGCTTTGTTGGGTCGGGATCCTTTATTGAGGATGTGATCAATACTGGGGAAACTAATACTACCTCTGATACAATCAAAGGAAATCTAGTTAAAAATGGTACAGATGCTACCGCAGCAAAGCTTACTGATTTTACTGGTAAGTTAGGAACTTTGATGGGTACTACAGACTTTACGGTAAGTTTTGATTGGTTAGATCCTGTCCCTTCAACTGAGGACGGCACAGGGACTCCCGATTCTATTACTAGAACCACCATTGATGGAGGAAGATTTAATAAACTTATTGCCGCCGCAGCGACTAGTTTAGCTGGCGGCACTAACGGTGATAGTTCTGATACTACTACTTCTTTAATTGGCACCGCTGCTACTGATCCAAAAACAGGAATGCAGGCTCTTGATGATCCTACTATTAATATAGGAATTGCCCTTGTTCCTGGTATTCAGGACCAAGATGTTCAAAATAATTTGATCACACTAGCAGAAACTACTCAAAATTTCCTTACTCTTGTTTCTCCTCCTGTTGCAGTGGGAACTGTTCAAGACGCAATTGACTGGAGTAATGGTAAATCCTCCTCTACTGGAGGGTCTAGAACCTCAGCAATCAATAGTTCCTATGCTGCCATCTATTGGCCCTGGGTCAAAGTCTTCAGCGTCTTTGATGGGAAGGATCGCTGGATTGATCCTGCCGTCTATGGGGCTCGTCAGATGGCTTTCACGGATGCTGTGGCTGATAGTTGGTTTGCCCCTGCGGGGTATCGTAGAGGTCGCCTGACGAAGCCTACGGAGGTGGAAGTCAAACTGAACCAAGGTGATAGGGACAGTCTTTATAGTGGTGGTAATGTGGTCAACCCAATTGTATCATTCCCACAACAGGGGATTACTATCTTTGGACAGAGAACTACTCAACGATCTCCTTCCGCTCTAGATAGAATTAATGTCCGCAGACTTATGATTTACATTCGTAAGGTTATCCTTGCTGCTACCCAGAGATTCGTTTTCGAACCAAACGACGAGTTTACTTGGGCGCAAATTGAAGGTGTTTTAAACCCCTTCTTGGATGACATTCGCAGACGTAGGGGTATTACTGAATTCCGTGTAGTTTGTGACGAGACAGTGAACACACCTCTTCGAATTGATCGTAATGAACTTTGGACTAAGGTTCTCGTTAAGCCTACTAAGACTGCTGAGATCCTCATATTTGAAATTAACCTGACCAACCAATCAGCTCAGTTAGGTAGCTTATAAGGAATTAAAAAATGGCAACATCTTATTACAAGACAAAATATGACCGTAATTTTACCCCTGGTCAGGGTCTCCCCACCATCTCTACGGATTTAGATTCAGTAAGAGCTTACCAGTTTGAGATTCACTTTTTTGGGCTTCCCGAAGATGTAACTAATCAAGCTGATTTAACTCTTGCTGCTAAGAAAATTGGTGGATTGGAAATGAAGAACGAGGCAATTGTGATTGATCGTGTAAATGATAAAGTTCATTATCCAGGAAAAACAACTCCTGGGGAACTCACTGTAGACTTCGACAACCTTTATCTTCGTGAGACTGCTTCTGATCTTTATCGTTACTTCCGACATACTTATGACCCTCTTACAGGGGAAATGACTAAGAGTGCTCAACCTGGAGGCACCGCTGGTCAAACCTTTAAGGCTGATAAAGTTGAGGTTGTGATGTTAGATAACACGATGACCCCCCACTCCACTATTGAACTTTATGGAGTCTACCCAACATCTTGGGCAGCATCGGAGTTTAATTACTCTACAAACCAATTTCATCAATTGACAGTAAACTTCAAGTATGATTTCATGAATGTCTATAACTACGCTAATCCGACTACCTAATAAGGCCAAGATATAAGCATTGAAGGCTCAGTCTGGTATTGCAATCAGACTGAGCCTCTTTAACTTAGCTATAATATAATATGGATTATTTTTCAGAACTATTAGACAGTTACTCAAGGCTTAAGAAGCGTACATTCAAATTAACATACATTAATGAAGCAGAGGAAAAAAAGCCAGAAGAGGACCCCGCTCTAGGATCACAGGACGAATCAGATTCCGGGTTAGCTGCTGCTGAAAATTTTTTAAAAACTAATCTAACCTCTATCCTAGCTGCTACTAGCCAATCTAAATTTGAACAGCTCACAGGGGGAACCACCAAAGAGGGTGAACCCATTAGTATTGTTATGTGGCAGGCCAAGGATAAAAACGCTGGTACTGCCGAAAATCCAATGGGTGTTGATTTTATAAAAGCTAGTCAAGGATATACTCAATTTGGATCTGTTGCTGATATAAAAGGAGTTATTTTAGGCTCTTTTAAAGCAAAGAAAAGTTTCTCTAAGTTTATATCGTTATTTGTTCCCAAGGGGGAAAAGAAAGATTCCACGGATGCAGATAAGGCTCTAACATCTGACGAAAGATTACGGCAACAAGAAGCGGAGATGGCGGCAGCGGCAGAACAAGAGAGAATTGATACCCTGTTTAAGCTTGGAGGAGCTTTTATGCTAATGGGTAGAGATTCAGAAGAAATTAAATCAGTAGTAAAAAATTTACAAAAATCTTCTGCTGCTATAAGAGATTTTTGTTCAAGTTACCCTGACGCAAAAGAAAACCAGGGAGCAATAAAAAATATTTGTAGGTCTCCTGGTGCTTATATTGGGGGTATATCTAAATTTGGGTTTGAATACAAGCTTGCGAAAGGAAAAACTATTTCCTATGATCCAGAGACAGGGGAACAACTTGGAGCCCAGCCAATTAGCTCTGCATTACTTTTAGAAATTACAGACTCTCATGCTGCTTTAACTAATTTTTTAACCTGCGATAAAGATTCTCCCCCTGCGGGTGTAAATAGTTGTAATTGCGCGGGTATGTCTAATCGAGTAGGGTTTTTGAATGAAAAATTGGTATTATTTGGATCTGAGACTACTCAAGGAGTGGTATTCAAACCTAATTCTATGCAAGAGTTAGCTGCAAGTATGATGTTTCAGAAGTGTGGTTCTGACCAAGGTTCCTATACGAATATTGTTGCTTCCACATTAGCTACTAATACAATTAATACCATTAAGGGAACTTTTAACGAGTTGATTCTGCAAGCAGGAGTAGGTTTCCTAAGTGCAAAAACCCCTGAAGAAAAGCACACTGCTTTTTCTAACCTAGCATATGAGATTAATAAAAAGCGATCTAATTTACTTGCTTATGCTAAAATTCAAGAACAGAAATCAGATATAGCTCTAGGTCTTGATGAAGCGTTTGATACCGAAACGCTTCTAGAGCAAGCTGGAATTGCTTCTGATCCAAAAAGCCTTCAGACTTGGTTTTTACAAGAACTTAAATATCAATGGGATTTTCTTAAACTAGTAGATGCAGATGGAGTTTTATCCACAGGAAAAGAGGTCCTAACAGGCGATAGAGCTGACACAAAACTTCTTTACAAAGACGAAAACAAGTTAAGAGAAGTAGCTAAATTTTTTGGTATAGATTTTAAAAATAAGTCCTTAGAGAAAGATCCTGAAAGCGGAATGTTTGTTTTAGGAGTTGGGCAAAAAAGGCAGCATAATATTTTGGATGGTATAAAGCAAGGAGAGATAAACTCAATTAGGCGACAAAAGATCCTTATGTCTGAGAATGCTAGTGCCCAAGATAAAAATCTAAAAGGGGGTTTCTTTAGTACTATTCGTAAGATGCAATTTCCTTCATCAAGTAGTACTAGATTTAATAGCGCCCTTAAATTTTATGAAGATATAGAAAATACTATTGAAAAGAACACAGAAAAATTAACCAAGTCTACCACTTATAGTAATAATGGCAGTACCAAGCTTTTAACTCCTTCAAAAATTATATCTAATTTAACAGGTATTGTAAAAGAATCTCTAAGCTTTTCTCAGCTACAAGGTACGCCTTTAGGTAAAGCCATGTTTAATTTAGATGGATCTGAATTAGATTTTTCTGACCCAATTATTCAAAAAAGATTAGCTGAGGTTGTTCAAAGAACTGCTAGATTTAAAATGTACAATGATGCTCTTGAGGGGGATGACCCAGATAAAAAACAAGCTGCTAGAGACGCACTAATTAGAGCATCTCTTATTTCTGGAGCTAATGATACTCCCATTGTTCAACTAGTGACAATTGACGCTGGGAAAAGTTTTGCTGTTAATCATAACGAAGCTTTCGAAGCTGTTTGTAAGGCCAATAATGATAATCCAGAATCCTTAGAAGTCAAAATTTCAGGTTTTACAGTCACCTTTACTACTCCTGAAGGTATATCTTATTCCTATAGTCAAGAGCGTTCTGAGGGTTCTGATGGTGCTCCTGTAACTCGTAGTCTAACTAAAATGAAGCAGGAAACTTTAAGAAAGCTTACTAAAATCAAGTCTAAGTCTGGTGCTACTAATGAAAGTACTCTTCATAAATACTTGGAAGGTCAAAAAAAGTTACTTGAAGTTTTGCTTAATCAAACCAAATAGAATCCAAGTCCTTTAGCAATTGATCAAACTTATATATTCTGTAAGATGCTTTGTAAAATCCTTGCCTCTTATGAATTTCAATATACGGAAATGGATTTATTGGCTTAACAGAATCTGGTACAATGGCTAGGGTTGGATGCCTATCCTGTTTAAATATCACCATAGGTATTTTGTCGCATTTATCTGAATCTTTTTCACATTGGTCTAAAAAACCCCACAGGTCCGAACTATAATTATATAAACTATATAAGTTTTCCTTATTATATCCTTTCTTACACTCTATACAAAATTTGAAATCCTTTGGGGTTATTAAATCACCGTATATTTTTAAGTGATCAGGTAGAGTATGTGTAGTAGCAAAAGCACCTGACCCTGGGGTTCTAGAGAATTCTGTAGTATTAAATCTATTATTAAGGGCTTTGGCTATCTGTCTTTCAAAGGTTGAGCCTTTAGTCCTGCTGTTTACTCGCTTTTTCTTCTTCAATGCAGAAATATCATAATTGTCGTCCATAATTTACCCTCTGTACTATAATAGTAAGATGGATACTGAACAAACAGGTATTAAGCTAGATGTTAATAAGTGGAAAATCCGTATTGAAGAGCGGAGCAAGAATCGTATGAAGCTACAAATTAAACTTTCGAAGGATGAAGCTATTGCTTTTAAAAATTTCTCTGATGTATGTAAGCCCCAGGAGATTACAGATGATTCCTTCATCAAGACTGTGTTTATCACTGGGATCGAGGCTTTGAACAAGCAACTTGCAGAGATGGTACAGAAGTACGCTGCTGAGAATAAAGAGGAGCTTGCATCTTCAGGAATTACTGTTATCGAAGATGAGGATGGGGAAGTACGCCTAGCGGAAACTGATTCCTTGGAGTCTCAAGTTTCAGGAAGCTCTGATTTTGTGGCCCCAAAGAAGTACGAAGGCTAATGTTCAAATTAAACTTTCTGAAAAAGGAAAATGATCTAAATAAGATCATTAAACAACAGAGAAGGGAAAGATCAGCTATAAACATTTTGTTTGTATCCCTGTGGGATAAACATTCTAAATCTTTAGTTGATAAGATTAAGAAGCGGTATGAAAACTCTCATCGGGGCCAGCCTCTTTTTATTGTAGATAGTTTTCATATGCCTCATAGTTTTGTTATTTATAACACTACTAAGTTGCCCCACCTAGTACGCTTGACCAATAGAGGAATTCAATCAGAGGATTATCTTTCTATGATTGAGAAGACTTTAAAGATTACATAAAATCATCTTTGCGCCTCTCAATGTAATTTTCTATTTTTTTTGTATACTTTTTATCCCGTGTGTATTGTAATTTTAAATTGTTTACAATTATTGTAGTAAAATAGTTGAAAGCTGATCCTTTTTTAGGTTTGAAGTTTTTTACCGTTTTCAGTACTAGAGTAAAGCATTCTTGTTTAGCATCATCGGGATCTACTTTGAACTTAAAAGAGTCTATAATATTAGTAATTAATAAATCAAATAAACAAACTAACTCTTCTTCGTAATCTTTTGGACCCTGTTGGTATAATAGAATGATTTCTTCGAAGCGTTTATTGTCGATATAATAGTTTTCCATAACTTATTATAGGCTTATTTTTTAGGGGATACCATGGGTTACGAGTTTTGGGAAGGATCGCAAGAGGGGACTGAGTTAGATAAATTATACTCAGGTCATAAAACATACGGGGATAATCCTTTATGTGAGGGCTGTTCGATACTGAAAAAAAGCAAGCCTTGCTATTCGGTCATGGACTATGTGGGACTTAAGGAATCCCCTGTGTTGTTTCTATCAGACTCTGTAAAATATAAGCTAGGAAATACTACTGCCTTTAGCAAAGCAGAAACTGCCCTTATTAGAGAATCATATAAGGAAGATTTTCAAGCGGCAGCGGCAGTAAAATGCCCATCAGTTAAAGATAAAGATATTACTCCTGCTGATATGGGCATTTGCCGAGTACACTTGGAGGCTACCATTGATAAGGTTAAACCAAAACTGGTTTTCCCTTGTGGTAATCTAGCTATGAAGATGCTTGTTAAGAAGAGTGGTATCACAAATAAGAGGGGTAAGTCTTATGCGTTTACAACTGCTTTGGGGCATAGTTGTACTGTTGTTCCTCTTTACCACCCAAGTTCCTGTATCATGGAACCTCGTCATCTCCCCCTCTTCAAAAAAGATATTCAAAATGCTTATGAGAAGTATATCCTAGGCAGGAAGAATGAAGGAAACTTTTCATACGAAGTTCTTATGGAGATAGACCAAGTACAGGCTATTGCGGACAGGCTAAAAGATTCTAAGGAGGCTATAGCAGTAGATCTTGAGACCACAGGGCTGAACTTTTTGAAGGATAGTATTATGTCAATTTCTTTCACCACTAGGGAGGAAACATATGTTATCCCTTTAGACCACAAAGACAGTCCTTTTAGAGATTGGAGACAATCTGCCCCGCAGGTTTGGAACTACCTCAGGCAAATTTTAGAGAATCCTAAGAGCAGGAAGGTATTTCATAATGCTAAGTTTGATCTAAAGTTCCTGATTAACTATGGAATCTATACTAAGAATGTGTGGGACACTAAGATCATGCACCACTTACTAGATGAGAATATGCCTAAGAGTTTGATGGACCTTACTAAACTTTACTTCGCTAACGAGCTAGAAGATCTTTAATTACCTACGACTATCCCCGATTCTCCTTGGCCCGATTCTCCTTGGATTGGTGTGCCATTCCCGATGATACAGATCTGTGGCCTGCCTTCTTAAGGCTCTCCCTTCTCTTTTTATTTACTTTGGCAGTTTTGGGATCTTTTAGCTCTCGATTTGCCATTTCTTGTCCAATTTTAAAGGCTCGTTGGGTGTCTGTCCCAACATCCCTACCTAACCCTAAAGCTTCAGTTACAAAGTAAGCCATCGTAGTGTATAATTCTATTTTAGATTCTTTCATGATATTAGTCCTGGCCTTCGCCTTTTGCGTTTCTCTCAACCTCATCGGTATGTCCTTTAGCTATTCCCTGTGCTACTTTCTTCCTACTCGTTCCTAATAAGTTTGTAACTTTTCTTTGAAGATTTGCTTTAATAGCTCTAGGACTATGCTTTATCCTTGGATTTTCCACAGGTTTGCCTCCTAATAATCCCTCTGCTACAAGAATACCCATAGTTTTATAAGTATTCCAAACTGATTCGCCTATTCTTTCGTATTTATCCATAATTGTACTCCTACCAATCTCTATTATATAGCCATGCTCACCATAGATAACCCTAAAAAATTCGATTGGGCTAATATGGATTTGTCCGATTGCTGTGAAGGCAACGCGATGGATACTTACTTTACCCTTAAGCTCTTCGATCTAATCATGGAAAAGTTAGAGGGGCAACCCGTTATGAAACTCCTTGAGAATGTTGTAATGCCTTCTCTCGAAACCTTTGCCGAGATGGAGTATAATGGGTTGGATGTGGATCTTAACATGTTGGGATCCGTAGGTAAGCAGTTACGGTCTAGTAACATGGAGGAAGAAGACTTCCTTTATACCTGTAAGGGTGTAATGAAGACTGATAATCTCTCTTCAAATGGGGACCTGATTGAAATTCTTTATACTAGAGAGGAAGGTATGGGACTGTACCCCCCTGATAAAACTCCAAAAGGTAGCCCATCTGTGGCTGCTCCAACCCTTAAACTTCTCCTTGAACATATCGAAGATGAGTTAGAAAACCGTGGGTAATTGGCAGCACAGAGATGAAGGGAAACGAATTAGTAAATCTGTTATAGCAGGTAAAACTAAGGAAGAATTAGTAGATGCTAAGAAATTTCTGAAAGGGTTATTGGATCTTCGTAAGTCTGAGAAGCTAACTAAGACTTATATCCAAGGAACTAGAAATGCAATTGCATACAATGAGCACGATAAAATTTATGTAGATTACCGCTTTGATGGTACAGCCACAGGAAGGCTCTCTTGCGCTGCCTATACGGCTCAGAAAGCCATGGGAGTATCTTTCCATACTCTGCCCCGTGAGACAAAAAACAACATCAGGAGCCTGTTTAGGGCTCCTGATGGCTGGGCGTTTGTTACTGCCGATTACGCAGCGATGGAACTGAGAGTCCTGTCTCATATTGCTAAAGAAGGTAATATGCAACTAGCTTTCAATCAAGGAGCTGATCTCCATACTTATACTGCAAGACTCTTGTTCAATAAGGATAATATTTCTAAGCAGGAGAGGCAGATTGCTAAGACGGTATCCTTCCTTATTGTATACGGGGGAGGAGCATTTAATCTTAGTGAGACTATGGGTATATCTCTTAGTAAAGCAAAGAAGATTATCAAGGACTATGAGAATGTATACCCTGGTATTTTTGGGTATATGGAGTTCGTTAATAAATTTATCCTAGATAATGGATATGCCTATTCTATCTTTGGTAGAAAGAGGAACCTGCCTGATGTATATAGTAGGAACCCTAAGATAGTTAATCGTGCCTTGCGCCAAGGACTAAACTTTACTATTCAAAGTGCAGCCTCTGACATACTTTTAACTACTCTTTTAGGAGCTTCTGATAGATTTAAAGAGGCAGGAATGCAAGCCAATTTTGAATCCAGACCAGTGGCTACTGTGCATGACTCCATTGAAATTGTATGTCCTCAAGAAGAGGTTAAGGATACCCTCACAATTCTCTATGATGAGATGGTTAATTATCCAAAGATCAAGGACATCTTTAATATCGAGTTTGACGTACCTCTTGCTATTGATGTAGAGGTGGGCAAGTCCTTTGGGGATGGGAAAGAAATTAACTTTGAAAACGGGATACCAATTCTATGAAATCAAAAGAACTTTTTGAGTACTTGTTTATTAAGGCAGTAGATCATTATTATGATACTATAAATGCATATAAAGGAAATGCTAGGGATATAAAAAAAGCTGATAAACATATGGATGGCTTTAATGTTCTCTTTAAGAATGCGTTAGATAAAAAGGAAGTAGTCATTAAAGAAAAACATAAAGCTATTATTCCAGGGGCTTTTCTTAATAAAAGGTGGGATTTAGCATGTAATAATAGTGCGATGGAACTAAAAAGTATTGTGCTGTCTAAGATGGGTAAATGCTTTTCTAATAGAGTAGAAGAAGCCATAGGAGTTGCTGCGGATCTTAGGTACGGCACTAAGGGAATGAATCTTAACTACTTTCTTGTGGTGGAAGACGATGGTGACACTAATATAAGCTCTGCATACAATGAATATACAGAGTATGTTAAATATCAACGTAAGGTGGATAAGCTTATAGGTTTCTGTGAGTATATAGAAAAGGATTTAAAGTTATATGATAATGTAGCTTGTGTCCTATTAAATAATGATAAAAGTTATACCTTTCTCTATTCAGATTTACATACCTTCCTAGATAATTGGGGGAGAGGGATTTCCAAGAAAAGGTGGCAGTTTTGGAAGTAGCCGTACATGATCATGGATCTGTGAAGCTTTTGAATAATACTTGTATGGGAGATCTCTTAGTAGTGAATGCTGCTAGGTGCTCCTTTGATAAAGAACATAAAGAATTTGATGAAACAAAAGATACAAAACTTATTCATTACTTGGCAAAGCACAAGCACTTACTTCCGTTTCGTCACCCTTCTGCTACTTTACGAATCCATACTCCTTTGTTTGTTCTACGCCAATTGGGTAAGCACCAAGTAGGATTCTCTTGGAGTGAGGTATCTCGTAGGTATATTACTACCGATCCTAAGTTTTATCTGCCTGATAAGCTACGAAAATCCGCTAAAAATATTAAACAAGGTAGCTCTGGATATCTCGATGACGATAATGATGGTCGATGCTGGAATGAATTAGATAATCTTTATGAAGATGCCTTGGCTTCCTATAATAGAATGTTGTCTTGGGGATGTTGCCCAGAGCAAGCTCGAATGATTCTTCCTCAATCTATGTATACTACTTGTGTTGTTACAGGGTCTCTTCTTGGGTGGCACCATATGGTTACACAGAGAACAGAAGAACACACTCAGTTGGAGACTCAAGATTATGCTAGGGCTATAGGAAGTATTATGGAAGATTTATTTCCTGTAAGTTGGAATGCCCTGACTCAGTACTCTGATTCAAGCGAATAATTATAAGACTATGGTACAGGATTTATCAACATTAGTAATTGGGGATTTACATTTTGAAAACAAGCTTTTAGGAATGCTAGAAGCGCAGAAGGCTGCTGTTATTGAAATTTGTAAAGGGCAAAGATCTGCTTGTACTCATGTAATATTTTTGGGGGATCTTATGATGCATAGGAATCCTCGACCCGAAGTTTTATTGGCTCTTAAGGATATGTTTGATACTATAAGTGAGGAATTGGGCTTTGGTATTTATATTCTGCGAGGGAACCATGATAGTGTATCTAAATCTGATGACGGAATAACTTCTTTGAGCCTATTTGAAGGCCCGAATGTAAAAGTAATCACTCAGACTTGGGTAGATCCAGAGAATGATTGGGTATTCATACCACATTACGAAAATGAGCAAAAAATTAAAGACGATCTTTCTAACGTCCCTGAAGGGCATACTGTGTTTGGGCATTTTGGTTATTATGGGGTGCTTAACTCTGCTGGCGATTCTGATTTCAATCTTACTATATCCGATTTTAAAAACCCTACAATTCTTGGGCATATTCATAACGAAAGTAAAAATGAAAACGTCTCCATCCTCGGAACTCCCTACACCACAAACTTTGGAGAAGCAAGTAAGGACTGTTTCTTTGGAATCCTTACAGGAGGACACTTTGAAAAATTCCCATCCTTCGGAGGACCTAGGCATATAGTAATAGATTATGATGATGTGGAAGACAACTTGGATTGGATCAATCAAAGTTGTCGCAGTCCTAAGAACTTTACTTTATTAAGAATTACTATTAATAGTACAAATGAGGACCAAAATCGTATAGCAGATTTGCGTGACAAGTTACAGGTAGGGCATGTGGAGATTATGTACAAACCCCTCTTAGATGCGAAGGAAGAGTTTGAGACAGACAATAAAGTATTCACTACTGCAATTAACGATGAATTGATCGAGCATTATATTAATTCTAGTAATGCTTCTATCAATAAAGACGATCTTCTATCTGGTTTAAAATTAATTCATGAAAATAAACAAAATAGAGATATTTAATTTTTATTCTATAAAGAATGTAAAACTCAGCTTCGACAAGTATAAAGGCATTGTTTTAATTGAGGGGAAGAATAATGATACAAAAGGCAGCAACGGATCAGGCAAGAGTGCCATTATTGAAGCTGTAGTATGGGGCCTTTTTGGGAGGACTGTGCGGAAGTCTACTGAGGAAGCACTTGTAAATAATTCGTCAAAGAAGAACTGTTCTGTAAGGATAACAGTTAACGATGACATTCAAATTGTTAGAGGTAAGAAGCCTGTATTCCTTAAAGTATTTAAAGGAGAGAAAGAACTCACCAAAGAGAATGCACTAAAAACTCAGGCTTTTATCGAGGAGCTACTTCAAACTAACTACAAAGTATTTTTAGCCTCTACTGTCTTCGGCCAGCAGAATAACATAGAGTTCATTAATGCTACACCAGAAGATAAGAGAACGATCATTAAGAATTTCCTGAACTTGGATGATCTTTTCTCTCTTAGAGAATCTGTTAGGTACCTTAAATCTTCCTACTCACAGACTATTAAGAAGCAAGATGCTATTATAAATGAGCATGAGAAGAGTATTAAGTCTTATAATAAACAGTTGGACTATTTAGAGGGTTTAAGAAAGGAAGTGGAGGGCCTGTATTCTGAGGAGGTTCTCTCCCTTAGCCTTCAAGACATTATGGATCAGGAGCAATCCAACAATTCAGCGGAGTGGGCTGCTGCTGGCATCGGTAAGGACTTAGATGCTGAGTACGAAAGGATAGATCATCTCACTAAACGACTGCATTTCCCTAATGAAAACGAAGTTTGCGATAAGTGTGGTCATGCTTCCGAAATCCCCTATCATCCTAGAAGAATTCAGATGGAGATAGAACAGGTGCGAGAATATATAAGTAAGCTTGATACCGATAGGCATAATCAATTGTCAACCGTTAAGGATCTTCCCATTAGTTCTTCGGAGTACCAGCAGGTTATAGAATATAATCAACTTAAGAAAGAGTCTGAAACTTTTGAGGAGATAAAGAAAGGAACCTTGGATAAGATCCAAGAGGCACATGATATCAAGCAAGAGTACAATAGCAAGTATGAGATCATGCGGTTTTGGGAGAAAGCTTTTTCTGAATCAGGCATAGTTAAATATATTATTAAAAATGTGTTGGACTATTTTAATTCTAAAGTAAACTTCTACCTCTCTCACCTGTCTCAAGGTAAGTTCTTCATTGAGTTCAATGAGGAGCTTAAGGAAACTATTACTCATAATAAGAATAGAATTCATTATATTTCTCTATCTGGGGGAGAGAAAAAGAAAGTTAGCTTGGCTGTGATGCTAGGACTTCAGGAGCTTTTAAAGATATCTCATAATCAGAAAACTAATCTTATGTTTTTTGATGAAGTTGCCGAGAATCTTGACCAAGACGGTCTCGAAGGACTCTACATATTATTGTCTGAATTAAAGAAAGATAAGACTTTATTTGTAATAACCCACAATAACTATCTCAAATCTCTGATGGACAATTCTCAAACGCTGTCTATAATAAAGGAAGATGGAACTTCAAGAGTACAAGGAAAATAATAAATGAAAAACATTAACCACTTATGTACTTCTGGGGTATTTATTCCCGATAATGAGAACAAAGAGCATCCGTCAATATTAGTAGTGGGTAATAAGTTTTATTCCGAGTGCGATGCTTGTGGTAAGTTAGTCTGTCTAAACAAAACTTTGTTTGGAAGTATGCATGTTTGTGCAGAAGGTAAATAATAAATGGTAAATGTATCTTTGGTGGGTATAGGAAAAGAAATTTTTGATGGTAGGTATGCCTACCCTGGAGAGACTAAATGGTCAGAAAGGGCAAGAGTTATTGCAAAAACTGCTGCCTCTGCTGAGAGCGACAAGGATAAGGAGAAAGTAGAGAAGCACTTTTACGAGGCTATCGGATCTGCGGACCTTATTCCTGGGGGCAGAATTATTTTTGGTGCTGGTAGAAATAGAGGATACCACAATCTTCTTAATTGTTATGTAATTATTCCTGAAGATAACGTGGAATCAATCGGCCAAACTATTCAGGATATGTATAAAATTTCCTGTGCTGGTGGAGGTATTGGTTTTAACGTGTCCAAGCTTCGTCCTAAAGGAGACGATATCGGGAGCGTCAAAAACTCTGCTCCAGGCTCTGTCTCAGTGCTCCAGATGATCAACGAGGTTGGAGAGCACGTTAGAGCAGGAAAGAACAGGCGCACAGCCCTTATGGGCATCCTTAACATCACCCACCCAGATCTGCTAGAGTTCCTTAGTGTGAAGCTTGATCAGGGAGAGCTTAATAACTTTAATATTTCTGTAGCTATCACTAATCGTTTTCTTGAAGCTGTTGAGCTTGGAGAGGATTGGTATTTTACTTTCAACAATAAGGAGTACCATTCTTATGATCTTGCTCGTAATGGGGAAGAGGTTATTAGTGTTCTTGGGTTAGACGAAGAAGACGCTATTAGGAGGGCTGAGAACTTTCATAAGGAAAACTTTTCCGACATCTTTGAAATACTAGGTCAAAGGGACATAAAAGCCCGAGATTTATGGGATATGATTTGGAAAAATTCTGTTGAATCTGGGGATCCAGGTATATATAACATTGATTTAGCTAACGACTATACCAATGTTTCGTATTTTGAGAGTTTGGATTCGACGAATCCTTGTGGAGAAATCTCACTTCCCAGTTACGGGAATTGTTGTTTGGGGAATATTAATCTTAATAATATGGTACTTGCTGATGGTAGCGATTTGGATTGGAAACGTCTTGCAAAGACTGTCAGAACTGGAATCCGCTTTTTAGATAATATCCTCACGGTAAATACCTACCCTACTGAAGAATGTAGAAGAGTAGGGGAACGCTCTCGTAGAATTGGTTTAGGTGTAACAGGGCTGCATTATATGTTAATTAAGTTAGGATTGCGCTATGGTAGCGAGTCTTGCTTGGAGTTTTTAGAAAGATTATTTAGTACTATAAGAGATGAAGCTTACAAGATGTCTATATACCTGTCACGGGACAAAAAGCCTTTTCCCGAGTTTGATTATAAAAAGTACCTTGAAGAAGACTTTGCGAAAACTCTCCCAGCTAGGATTAGGATGCTTATCAAGCGATACGGGATTCGAAACGCTGTTATGCTTACAATTCCTCCTTGCGGTACTATCTCAATGCTCCACGGGGTTAGTTCAGGGGTTGAGCCTATTTTTTCTGCTATGTATAACAGGCGTTATAGGCATAACAATATTTGGAAAGAGCAGTTAGTTGTAGATCCGCTTTTTCGAGAGTATCATGACCAAGGAAAATCTCTATCTCCTTTTGTAGGAGCTTTGGATATATCTCCAGAAGAGCACCTAAAAGTTCAAGCTACTATTCAAAAGTTTATTGATTCTTGTATTTCTAAAACTATAAATCTTCCTAGTACGTCTTCCGCTGAAGAAGTTTCCCAAGTTGCTCTAGACTATGCACCTTACTTGAAGGGGCTAACTATTTATCGAGCTGGAGCTAAAGAAGGAGAGCCTCTAGATGCTATTCCTCTAACTCAGGAGAATATTGATAAGCACATGGGAGGGGCAGAAGAAGCTTCCGTAGAGATTGCAACGGGGGAAGCTTGTTCCCTTGCGGGAGGAGATTGTGGTTCCTGATAAGAAAGAGTTATCTGGACCCAGAAGTAAACAAGGAGTTATACTATATGATGAATGGTACGATTTAGCAACTTCTGGATTAACTAATGCAGAAAAGTTTGCTGATGTTAGTGCTTTTCTATTAAAAGCACCTAACCCAAAAGTAAAAAGGGATAGTGAGTTCGAAAGATTACCTGATGAGAATGACCCATACTGGGAGGAGTAAGTATACATGGCTATTTTTGAATGGGTTTGTACAGAGTGTAATATTTTTTGGGACAGGGATTGCTCCTTAGGCAACGCCCCTGCTAGAACAAAGTGCCCTAAATGCAAAAAACTATCGGATAGATATTGGCAAAATGCGAATGTAGGGATATCTTTTAAAGACGATGGCACGGGTAATCAAAATAACCCTGGAGTTCAAGATTTCCATACTGTAAGGCGTAGATATCAAAAGCATTTTGAACATGGATATGATAAGCAGAGTGCTAATAAATTTCTTCATAAGAGTATTAAGCAAACCAAAAATGCTATGGATAATGAAGAGTTTAGGTACAAATCTGCTAATGTTGATTGGTCTAAATTTGCAGAGTCTAGGGGGCTAAGAAAAGTTAGTGAGAAAGAGGCAAAAGATAAGCAGGAAAGATCCCGAGTATTAACTGGGGAAGCTTATGATAGAGCAAACAAGATGGGCTACAAGGACATAGGTAGCAATAAACTAGACATAGCGAAACCAAATAAAAATAAACCAACTTAGTATGGCTTACGATTTCAGTGAAAACATTCAAAGAGGTATACTCTACCTTTTGAAGTCCAACAAGGATTTTTATCTACAGATTATAAACCTAGTTAGCCCTGAGTACTTTGAGTTTCCCTCCCATGCTAAAATTTTTAGCAAGGTTAAGGAGCATTACGAGGCATATGGAAAGCTTCCTACGGATGATTTTGTTATCCAGGACGTAAAGCCCTTGCTCACTTCTAGGGAAAATATTTCTGATTATGAAGATGAGCTATCTTACATTAATAATGTAGATACATCTACTGTGGGTAATACTGAGTACCTACTAGACTTGGTGGAGGGCTTTGCTAAGAAAGAAGCCATGAAGAGTGCTATTGCGGAAAGCATTTCCTTAATTAAGGAAGACCGTATTGATGAGGTGGAAGCTCTTGTAAAAAAAGCCCTCCTAATTAATAGAGATGTGGATACAGGGCAAGACTATTTTCAAGATTTTTCTGGTAGATGGGATCGTATCTTTAACAAGAGAAGCGAGGAGAAATATAAAACTCTTCTCCCTTCACTTAATAAATCTTTAGAAGGTGGCTTGGGGACAAAAGAAATGGCTATGGTAGTCGCTCCTCCTGGTGTAGGAAAGTCCTTGTATCTGGTTAATCAAGGGGTTCACTCTATGATTGAGGGAAGGAAAGTACTATACATCTCTCTAGAAATGAGTGAGGATAAGATCGCTCAGAGATTTGATTCTATTATGACCCTAGTACCCCAAGGGAAACTAAAGGATCCTGCAAATCAACTTACCGTTAAGGAGAGACTCAATATTTTTAAGGAGGAGTTCCCTGGAAGTGAGCTTGTTATTAAGGAGTTTCCCACAGGTCAAGCTTCTATAAATACTATTAGAAATCTATTGGTTCAGCTTAAGAACTACAATGATTTTGAGCCTGACCTTCTTATTGTGGATTACTTAGAGCTACTTCGTCCCACAAGGGAGATTCAACAGGAGTACCATGCTCAACAGAAGACCGCTGAGGAGCTTCGAGGAGTGGCAATGGAGTACAACATCCTGGTATGGACTGCTACCCAAACCAACAGACAGGGAAGGATGGTAAAGATCATCACAGATGCAGAGCTGGGGGACTCCTACGGGAAGATCCGAACTTGTGATTTCGCAATGTCTCTAAATCAATCGGAGGAGGAGTTTGATCAAGGGAAGATGAGAGCTTACGTTATAAAATCTCGTAACGGTAGGCCCAGGTTCACCGTTCCTATGGATGTTGATTATAATGTTCTTAGAATGTTTGAATCAGATGAAGTATTTTCAGGAGACAATAGTTGACAGCAAAAAAAGATTATCCTGTCCACCCCATGGTGATTAATACAGGAATTAAAACTTTTAAAATAGAGCAGAAAGCGTTGACGAAGGAGAACCTTTATGGGTGTGTTGATTTCCCGAAATCCTTGCTAATTATTGATCCTAACCAGTGCCCAGAAGATTATAAAGCTACTCTTCTTCATGAACTATGCCATATAGGCTATGATATCTTCGGTTTAGGGGACGATGATGATATTCCACAAATTAGTAACGAGTATCTTACTACGGTAAGTTCTAATATGGTCAAGCTTCTTGCAGGATTAAATAAAGAACTATTTCATTTTATCTTTGCATGACCTAAATAAGGTATGAAAGATTTAGAATTAAACGACATTCTTGTTAGGCCAAACAGGCTTCTTTTTGGGGTTACCATGTACATAAATGGTGTTTGGGTATTTTCTTTCCCCACAAATCTTGTTAGATCAGATTACCAATCTAACTATTATCTAGTAGATTATAAGTTTGGTTTGGTTAGATCTGGAGAAACAAACCCCAGGAATATAGCTGTCATGGGGGCTCCTGGGGATTATGTGTCTTATGATACAAGAACAGGGGCTCTATCCCATATTCCTGCTAAGTTATTTACAACCTTATTTCCTCCTCCCAATATTAACCCTCCTAAACGTACAAGGAACTCAGAGGATATTAGAAATCCAAAATTTTTGACAAAAATACAGCAAGAAACTGATGGACCTCCCTCTGATAAAGTAGCTCAAGCCATCCGTGTAACCCCCACAAAAACGACATACTAATATGCATGAACTGATTGAATCACTAGAAGACTTCACCTGGGAAAACTATAAGGACATCAGTGACGCTCTAGTCACTTTTAATGATTTTAGTGTAGATGACGAGATGGTTAGGCAGGCTTCAATTTACTCCTACTATTATGGACTGATGAGCATGGCTAAACATATGGTGAACGAAAGAAGCTTACAGCTTACTCGTTTTGCCTCCCAGCTTCGCAAGGAAACGAAACAACATTCTAGTGTCAAGCTTACAGCAAAAGACTTGGACGATCATATGTACTCTGACTCCCAGTATGGAGAGAGACAGTCAGCACTTGACGAGGCTACCTTTAAGTATGAGCTACTTAAGGGTCTTGTCAAGGCTCTTGAGCAGAAAAAAGATATGCTACAACAAGTTTCTGCAAATAAACGAGGCGAGACTAAACTATATAAGTAACCCTACTATAATACAATGTATCAAAGTATTCAATCATCTCCTGTAGAAGAGGTGCTTTTTGAGGAAGATCAAAAAGATGAATCAACCCTTTCTATAGAAATATCCCCTTCTGGGGGGATAAAAACTGATATAGAGGACCCCACTCTTATGGAGATTGGTGCTCTTATTCTGATTTTATCTGTTGCTTTTTATTGGGCACGAAAAAAATACAAAGACAGTACAATACTTTAATTAACTTTTAACAACTTACCTAAAAAAACTAACATGGCTATTGATCTCGAAGCTCTTAGAGCAAAACACGAACAACTTAACAACCCAGCATCGGAAAACCAAAATTCAGACTTTCTTAAAAAGTTTTATCAAATCCCCCTAGGCAGTAATGCAGTTCGCATTCTTCCCTGGAGAGATGATGACAGGGAATTCTATGCGGAGACTAAAATCCACAGGGTAAAAGACCTTGCTGGTAATGTAAAGAACCACCACTGCCGTAAAATTCATGGAGAGGCTTGCCCTTTGTGTGATCTTTATTTTGCTTTGTGGAAAACAGGGCGAGCAGAGGATGAGGCAACTGCGCGTCAAATAAAGCCCCGTGCCCGTTATTACATGAATATTTTGGATCGTGAGAGTGGGGATATTAAAATCCTCTCTGTTGGGGTGATTCTTTTTAAGAAAATCATCGGTGCTATGCTTGATGAAGACTTCGGGGATATTACTAACCTCGAAGCTGGTCATGATTTTAAAATCGTGAAAGAGATGGATGGAGAATGGCCTAAGTACGACCAGTCTCAGCCTCGTCCTAAGTCCTCTACTCTTGGTAGTAAAGCCGAGATTGCATCCTACATGGAAAGTCTCCATGAAATTCATGATCTTGTGAAGCTTGAAGATTACGAGGACTCTAAAAACGCTGCCGCTCTCCTTACTAATGTGGCAGTCCAAGGTACATCGTCTTCTCAGGAGCCTACTAACATTCCTGATAATGAGTACCTCTCTAAACTGCAAAGTTAATTAATATGAACTCTATTAAAGAAATTCTTGTTACTTTTGTTATCACCGCTTTTCTAGGTCTAGGAGTCGTTTCTTGTGCTGCGCTCTCAGATTTTTTCGGGGAAGGCACCGTGTTTACAACGGCAGATCAGCTTAAGGAAGGTCAAGAGGGGGAAATTATTCCGTTTGATCAACTCCCTGATGTCGTTAAAGAAAAAATCCCTGAGGGGACTTCCCTTGTCATGGCAAACAAAGACCAGCTAGTTGAGGAGGCTGCCTACATTCCTGTAGGAGGCGAACTTGACGGGGACTCTGTTGGAGGCATGATTGATGCTGGTTTCGGCATTTTGAGTACTTTTATCCCTGGGCTGGCAGCTTGGGAAGGTATCGTGTCAATATTCTCTCGTCGTAAACGTAAAAACTACGTTAAGGCTTTCAAGGCTGTAGTTCCTATGGACAAGAATATTGACCTAGCTGGTGGAGTTGCTGGAGTTGCTGCCGCACTTGGCCTAGCCCACACTTCTGAAAAAACTAAAGCTGCTTCCGATGCGGAAGATAATAAAGAAGGAGCTAAGACTACTTAACTACTTAACTATCTTAACTATGATAGGGAGCAGAGAAGGGTATTCTCTGCTCCCTTTTTTATTATGAGTGATAAACTAAAAATCTTGTGTGTCCCTGCGAACGAAGGGGGATGCTCTTATTATAGAATCATTGCCCCTATGAAGAAGCTCGAAGAGCTTTACGGGGACAGGGTTGAAATACGGTGGAACAAAAATCCCTTGGGTATCAATGAGAGCGATGGTACTTGGCAACAGAATTGGGACTTCGAGGATATGAAATGGGCTGATATTGTATTCACCCAAAACCTCTCCAATTTTGGGGGAAACTATACGGCAAGGATTGTTGGAAAAGCTAAAGAATTCGGGAAGTTTGTTCACTACGATACCGATGATCTTTTGACCAATATTTATGAGGGTCATAGATTGTATGGGGTGTACAAAGAAAAAGGTCTAGAGGAGATTACAAAGTTTATTTATAGTCACTCTGATCTAGTGACAGTAACACAAAGGAAATTCGCAGAGAGGGTTATGCCTTATTGTAACCCCAATCATGCGTTAGCTGTAATTAAAAATTGTATTGATTATAATCTCCCGTGTTGGAACATGGAGAAGGCACCCAAGCCCAGGAAGAAGTTTACCCGATTCGGTTGGGTTGGAGGGATTCATCATGAGCAGGACCTTAGATACTTCTCAGGAGTTCCTCACTTTGTAAACCAAAGGGCAGGAAGAGAGAACATTAGGTGGGATTTCTTTGGTCACCCGCCTCCGAATACCCCTCCTGATGATTGGCAGTATGATGTTTGGAAGAAATACCGAGATATCATTCTACGAGGTTTTAAAGGAGGAAAAAATTGGGATATTCACTACGCTCAGACCCCTGATCGTTATGGACAGATGTTCACAATTATGGACGTTGCTCTTGCGCCTTTAGAAATGAATCCTTTTAATGATTCTAAATCTGAAATTAAAGTTGCGGAATGTGGTAGGTATAAAATACCTCTTGTCGCTACAAATTGCGGAGCCTACGATGAGTGGATTGTTGACGGGGAGACAGGATTTTTGATTGACCCAGAAAAACCCATTACTGAATGGGTTCGTGTTCTTACTAAATGTGCTAAGAACCCTGGACTTGTTAAAAGGATGGGAGAAAATCTTCACAAGCTTACCGAAGAAAACTTTGATATGAATAAAGTTGTGGGAGCTAGGTTAGATTTATACGAGGAGTGTATGAGTGTTAGAGTCCAAGATTAAGATTGTAAGTAGTTGGACCCGTCCTGGGGGCGGGACTGTGGCTCACATAAACCTAACTAATTTGTTAAATGATAACGGGTATGATTGTACCCTTTATGGGCCACATGATTGGCACTTAGATAAGTGTAAAGCTGATAAGATTGACAAGTGTATGCTTGGCCCTACGGATATCCTTATCAGCCACTTCATTCAAGTACCTGAACAGGTGCAGGTGAAGAAGCATATCCTGTACTGTCATGAGAAAGACGTTTGGCCTCTCAAAAACATTTCTCTGGCGCGGTACGATTCTATCGTATTCGTAAGTAATCTTCAAAAGGAGTGGCAGGGAGTTGATCATCCTTCTGTAATTATTCCACCCGCAGTTAATAAGGTGGGTTGGCAGAATCCCAATAATGAGGTTGCGGGGGTGATAGGCAGTATTGATTATAATAAGCAGACTCACAAATCTATCAAAAGAGCGTTGAAGGATGGTTATAAGAAAGTACTTCTTTTTGGAGAGATTAATGATACCCCCTATTATAATAAGACGGTAGCTAAATCAGTAAGAAAGGCCAGGGCTATTGTAATGGGTCATGAGGACGATCCTGCGGCCATGTACGGGCAAGTAAGCGAAGTCTACCACTCATCCCTTAGTGAAACTTACGGGCTCGTAGAGGCTGAGTGTAGGCTCTCTGGGATACCCTTCAATGGGACCAGTAATGGACAAGCTATTTTAGAAAAAGAGGAGATCCTTGAAAGATGGAAAAAAGTATTACTGTAGTACTCAACTGCTATAAAAGACCAGAGTACTTAAAAGAGCAGCTAGATGCTATTAGAAAGCAGACTGAGGCCCCTGTTCAAGTATGGCTGTGGGTTAATGCTTGTAAAGAGAACAAGAAGTTCAATCCCTATAATTTAGGATTAGACAAAGTTTTTAAATCTGATACAAATTGCAAATATCATGGTAGGTTCGCAATTGCTCTTTTAGCTCAGACTGAGTATGTTGCTTTTTTTGATGATGATACCATTCCAGGGGATATGTGGTTTGAAAACTGTCTAAACACTATGAAAGAGACTCCTGGGATTTTGGGAGGAGCGGGATGTATTCTCCACTCACGCCGATATCACCAACACCAGAGAATGGGTTGGCCTGTTAAAAATCCTATAACCATGCAAGTTGATTTAGTTGGTCATGCTTGGTTTATGAGACGGGAGCATTTGAATTACATGTGGTGTGAAACTCCATTTACTTTGGAAAATGGGGAAGATATTCAACTATCATATCTTGCAAAGAAATACGGAGATGTAAATACTTACTGCCCTCCCCACCCAGAACAAAACCCCCGTTTTCACAGTTCGCTGAAACCATTAGAGTATGGTAATGATTCTAAGGCATCCTCAAATGGCTCACTTATGCCAATCCCTGAATTTTATGCCCAACGAGATGCTTGTATTTCTCATGGTATTGATAACGGATGGATTACAGTAATAGGTGTACAATGATTGGATTATTTTACGGAACTAGACCAGAATATATTAAGATCTCTCCCCTCGTAAAGGAGTTTAAGGAGAAGGGTGTTGAGCATACCTTATTTCAAGTCCAACAACACAGAACCCTATTAGAGGGGTGTGATTATGATTCTATAATCCCTATCTTTGATTCGGGGAATAGGTTAAATAGCATTACTATTTCTATTTTACTATACCCCCTCCCCACAAACCTAGACCGTGTTTTAGTACAGGGGGACACCACTACTGCTATGGCTGTAGCCCTGAATGCTTTTAATAACCAGATCCCCGTTATTCATTTAGAGGCGGGACTACGCACTTACGATAAAGAAAATCCCTACCCAGAAGAGGTTAATAGACGAATAATAAGTAGTTTAGCATCCACTCATTATTGTCCTACGGTAATGGATGCAAACCATCTTAAGATAGATGGGTACGGTAGTGATAGGGTAGTCGTGACTGGAAATACAGTACTAGATACATTACGCGACATAACCCCATCTAAAGGTAATGAAGTTTTAGTAACTCTACACAGGAGAGAGAATCAGCAAGACTTAGCTTCTTGGTTTGGAGCAATCGAATCTTTAGCTATAAATTTTCCTGAGTATTCCTTTGTGTTTCCTATGCACCCGAGCCCCACCGTTCAGGAACATAAAAACATCTTTAAGAGTGTGACAGTATGTGACCCCATCCCGTTTGATGAAATGAAGGAGAGACTTGCTGCCTGTGCTTTAACTATAACCGATAGTGGAGGCATTCAGGAAGAGTGCAGCTTCTTTAAGAAGGTTTGCTTTGTATGTCGAGAAGTAACCGAACGACCTAGTGAGGGTGGGATTATGTGCCCAACACCAGAGAAATTAATTGAGGAGTTTACAGAAAATCATAAGCTTGAGGTAACTGGGGATTGTCCATTTGGAGACGGATATGCAGCAACAAAAATCACAGAAGATATTCTCTAAAGAATTTGACAAGTTTTTAAATCTTCTCAGGTCTGAGGAGAACTTCGCATTTTCTAGATTCTCTGATGGAGAGCTATTTATGCTAAAGGGCGAGAGGCTGGTTTTAGCAGAAAACAACTATATCACAGGAGATATAAAAGGTCATGGGGTGTACCCTAAAGAGGAGCAAAAAGACTTTGATCCTGAGAGAGATAAATTCTACCAAGAGAAGTTAATTGAAGCTTTACAGTATAGGAAGAAAAACTACTACAAGGGATTAACTGGATTAGTTGATGAGGACATTGCAGGAGAGGGCTCCTTCCAATTTCAATTAGATTTATGCGGTGATGGTGACGAGGAGCATCTTAGTTATTCTAATGTCTTTATTAATAATAACTACCCCCGATTTATCGAACAGATAATGCCTATCCTTTCTCAGAGAGAAATAGTATTCATTGCCAACGAATCAGCAACTTTTGATAAACTAGCTTTTGATGTAATTAAGCATTTTAAGGTTGGAAGTAATTGTATTATTAATGATTACAACTTAGTAGAAGATATTAAAGTCTGGATAAAAGAAAATGATATAAAGAATAAGGTGTTTTTATTTTCTGCCTCAACCCTTAGTAATTATATTATTCATGAATGCTTTAAAGAGTGTGATGAAAATACTTACATAGACATAGGAACTTGCTTAAGCCCTTGGATGGGTCTTGAGGGTTGGAAGTACACTAGGGCATATTTGCAGCACTGGGTTTTAGGAATGCATAACAAGTATGGAACACAGGAGGATGTATGGAGTTAGTACCTATCACAGAAGATTATTACGATTTTGTGCGAATATTAAGGATGCACCCGAATACCCGTTCAGGGTTTATTGAGGACGCACAAATAACCGAGGATTCTCAAGAGAAATATATGAGTAAGCATGGGAAGGATTACTATGTTTGTCTATTATATGAAGGGACTGATTTTTGTTGTCCAGTAGGATACATTGGTGTTATTGACGAGGACATACGATTATGCACAGCCCCATCCCATCAAGGTATAGGCATTGGTAAGTTTATGCTTCAACAAATTAAGATCCTTTATCCTACTGCAACAGGTAAGATAAAAAAGAGCAATCTTGCTAGTCAAAGAATATTTGATAGTTGTAATATAGATTATAAGCTGATATGAAAACTATTAAACACAATCCATATAACATAGTAAAGATGTTTGAAGAGGAAGTGGCTCAGTATACAGGAGCCCCGTTCGCTGTAGCTGTAGATAGCTGCACTAATGCATTATTTTTGTACTGCAAATATTACATGGTTAATGAGGTGACAATTCCCAAGAGAACATACCTATCTGTTCCCATGTCTATTATCCACTCTGGAGGTGAGGTTGTGTTTGAAGATAAAGAGTGGTCTGGTGCTTACCAGCTTAAGCCATACCCCATTTATGACGCAGCAAAAAGATTAACCTCTGGAATGTACATCCCCGAGACATCTATGTGCCTGTCTTTTCATATCAAGAAAACATTATCTATTGGGAAGGGTGGGATGATATTAACCGATGATTATAAAATGGTAGAGTGGTTAAAGAAAGCTCGTTATGAGGGTCGTTCTGAGGTGAACTATACAGAGGATAACATTGATATGCTGGGGTGGAATATGTACATGACCCCACAACAAGCTGCACACGGATTAGCTCTCATGCAGAACTACCCAGAACATATGGAAGACTTAGGTGAGAATAATGGATACCGAGATCTAACCACCAATACAGTATTTAAGGAGTGTAGAGTAATATGATTACTTTTTCCAAGTTAGGTGAGTATGGAAGGTTAGGTAATCAACTGTTCCAGTACGCAGCAGCTAAAGCTCTATCTTTGGAAAATGGCTATAACCTGATTCTACCAAACCCTAGCACAAAAAACTGGCATGGTCAAGACTGTCTTTTAAAAAACTTTAGCATCCCAGAGGCTCTTTTTGGAGAAGCTTCGGGGATACAGTATGCTTATTTAGAGCAAGACGCTTTTCAGTACGACCCAAGCTTTTGGCAAGCTTTAGATAACACAGACTTGGTTGGGTTCTTCCAAAGTATGTCATACTTTGAAAAGCATAGTGATGTGATAAAGAAAGATCTCCTTCCAAAAGACAGCCTCATGGAAGAGGCAACCAACTTTGTTTCCAACATAAGAGAAAAATACAATAAGCCTGTAGTTAGTATTCACATACGCAGGGGCGACAATGCTACAGTTAACAAAGAACATTACAAAGATATGTACTCTGCGGGAAGCCCTTACTTTTCCTATCTAAAAAACGCTGTTAATTTATTTTCTGATTGCACCTTACTAGTGTTTACTGGAGGTAAAAGATCAGAGGACTGTAATGGTGAGGACATAGAGTGGTGTAAGAATAATCTAGGACTCTTGGCCGAATACTCTAGAGGAAATACTCTACAAGACTTTTGCAGAATGATGGTATGTGACCACTCTATTCTTTCCCCCGCTACCTCTTTCGGCTGGTGGGCAGGGTATTTAAGCGTAAGCAAAGACAAGAAAGTAGTAGCACCAATTGATTATCACCCAGACATAAAGGGTTTCAACCATAGAGAAAACTTTTATCCTGAGGAGTTTATTCTATGCGATTAGTCTCAACTCATGATGGAGAAAATTCAGCAGGTTTAGGATCGTTACTGCAAGTACAACAGCACCTTTACGCTTTTTGTAGAATGACAGGACGCACTTTTGTATTCCCAGGGCTCAAAAATCTATCACACTATCAGTATACAAACCAAACTCAACAAGAGTTTTGTGATAGTATCAATAAGTTTTTAGGATTTCAAACATCAGGAATCACGCCCACGGGGGTTGTTAACGAGAGTTATCTTATAAAGATTTGGGGAGAAACATACAATAGTGAAAAGAGATCTTATATAGAAGAACTATTCTCCTCCCTTTCCTATGAGGGAGAGTTATTTTTTACTAAAGGCAAGAAGAGCATAGCCGTTCACATAAGATCTTGGAATTCTCAGGATAACTGCAAGCACCCCGATAGAGAATACTTTGAGAAGGGTGGGTATAAGGAAAAGTATTATGACCAGCTTCTACAGGAGTTAGTTGATGAGGGTAGTGAGGTCCACATCTTTTCTCAAGGACAAGAGGAGGAGTTTTCTTTGTTTACAGAAAAGTATGATGCAAAGCTACACTTAGATGAGGACATCATATCCACCTTGTATCACCTCATAGTAGCTGATTGCTTAGTCTCTTCAAACAGTTCTCTAAGTTGGTGCGCTCATCTATACGGGCAAAATAAAAAAGTATACGCACGGGATAATTTCTTTCATTCCTGGTACAATGAGACTAGTATAGTTAGACAGGATGGAAAACTGAAATGAGCAATAATATTACTATTTTTGGGGTGGGCAAACTTGGAGTTTGTTTCGCCCTCAACTTGGAGAGAGTGGGCTACTCTGTTCTGGGTGTTGATATTCACCCCAAGTATGTTGATTCTATAAACACAAAAACTCTTAAGTCATCAGAGGATTCGGTTGAAAGTATGCTCACATTAGCAAATAACTTTACAGCCACTACAGATGTGGATCAGGGACTGGAGTTCTCGAACATTTTATTTGTTCTTGTTGCCACTCCCTCGTTGGACAACGGAAAATATGATCACTCTCAAATTGATAGGTTGGCAAATCAGTTGATTAAGCAGGGGAGACAAGAAACTACAAAAGAGTTAATCATTGGATGCACCACGATGCCAGGGTATTGTGATGATTTACAGGATAGGTTAGAAAGATATAATTACAATGTCTCATACAACCCTGAGTTTATTGCACAGGGGACAGTAATCAGAGATCAGTTATACCCCGACATAGTTCTTATTGGTTCAAGAAATGAGGAGAGTGCAAACAAGATTAAAGGAGTGTATGAACGCTTAGTTGAAAATACTCCCGTTTATTCTATTATGTCCCCCATTAGTGCAGAGATTTGTAAGATTGCACTAAACTGTTTTATTACTACTAAGATTGCTTTCACTAATATGATAGGAGACTTAGCAACTAAAGTGGGGGGAGAGCCCCAAAGTATTCTAGACGCTATTGGAGCCGATCAACGAGTGGGAAGTAAGTGTACTAACTATGGCTATGGGTATGGAGGCCCGTGTTTCCCCAGAGACAATCGTGCGCTGGGAGTCTACGCAAAGGAACAAGATTGTTCTATCCATATCAGCGATGCTACGGATGAATGTAATGCCGATCACCTACAGTTCATGATTGATAATTTTGAGGGCGATGAGGTTATTGTAGAGGGCGTAACATACAAACCTCAGTCCATGATGATTGAAGAGTCGCAACAACTAGCCTACGCTGTGGGCTTGGCAAAGAAAGGGGTAAAGGTAACTCTAATTGATAAGCCTGAAGTCCTTTCTGAGGTGAAGAGTATATATGGAGATTTATTTACTTACCGTGATTAAATTTCCTAAAGAAGATTTTGATTTATTCTTAGATGTGGGCTTGTCTTGGAACGCTCCCACATCTGTAGAGATGTTGAATGCTAATCCTAATATTTTTGTTATTGGTGTTGAGCCAAACCCCAGGTCTTGTTCTAATGTGCGCTCTCTGAATCTTGGGGATAGGTTTCATCTAATTGAATCAGGAGCCTCAGATGTGGAAGAGCAAAGAGACTTTAATTGTATCGCCAGCGATGCTGGTCGCTCCTCTGATGAGGGTACATCAAGTTTTTTAAAAATTAACCCCTCTTTAGTCGCTAAAGATTGTGACATCAAAGAAACTATCCAAGTAAAAACAATCACCTTAGAAAAGGTTCTTGATTTGGTTCCTTGGGATCGTGTCAGAGATGGAGTTTTTGATATGAAGTCTGACACGCAGGGATATGAAGACAAAGTTATAAAAGGTCTAGGACACTATATCAGCAGACTTAGATTTCTAAAAATTGAAAGCACCACATGGGGTGATTATGAAAATGCATCTAACCATGATGATGTAAAAAACTTATTGAACGATTACATGATTCAAATAACAAATCAAGGAGGGGACGCATGGTTCAAGAGAAAATAGTTAACTGGTTAAAAGATTACATCTCCGAGAGTGGGATAAAAGGTTTTGTCGTAGGGATTTCTGGAGGTATTGATTCTGCGGTAACATCTGTATTATGTGCGGAGACGGGCTACCCTGTTCTAGCTGTTTCCATGCCTCTCCACCAAAACAAGATTCTTCACAGTATGTCTGAGCTTCAGAAAGATTATCTTGCTTCTAAGTATGACAATGTTACTCGTTCAAACATTGATTTATCAAAAACCTACGATGCTTTTAAGGACGCTGTACCCTCTTCCGACCTTGGCTATGCCAACAGTAAAGCTAGACTGCGTATGACTACGCTTTATGGGTTAGCCGCTGACCATAACTACCTAGTGGTTGGTACAGGAAATAAAGTGGAGGACTTCGGGGTTGGCTTCTTTACCAAGTATGGTGATGGGGGTGTGGATCTTTCTCCTATCGCTGACTTGACCAAGACGCAAGTATACGAATTAGCCAAGGAGATGGGCATCCCACAAAAGATTCAAGATGCTCCTCCTACTGATGGTTTGTGGGAGGACGGTAGACAAGACGAAGATCAACTCGGAGCAACTTATGCGGAATTAGAATGGGCTATGGAATATAATGGTAGCTCTCGTCCTACCCAAAGACAAAATAAAGTGTTAGAAATTTATGAAAAGCATCATGAAGCTAATAAGCATAAGATGCTTCCTATTCCTGTTTGTAAAATAAAATGAAAAAAGTAGTAGTATGTGGTGCGGGAGGCTTCATTGGAGGTCACATGGTTAAGAGGCTTTTGGGAGAAGGCTGTGAGGTGGTAGCTGTTGATATTCGTCCATTTAATGAGTGGGATCAGGTTCATGAGGAAGCTCTTAGTGAGCAGCTATTTGATCTAAGACACTCAAAATCAGTTGAGAGTTTAGTTCGTTCATCGCAAGCAGACGAGCTTTATCAGTTCGCTGCTGATATGGGTGGTGCGGGGTATATCTTCACAGGAGATCATGATGCTGATGTAATGCATAATTCAGCTATTGTGAATCTTAATATTGCCAAGGCTATTGCTTGTTATAGCCCTAAGACTAAAGTGTTTTACTCTTCTTCCGCTTGTATCTACCCATCCCACAATCAGGAGGACCCAGAAAACCCTAACTGCGCCGAGGACTCAGCCTATCCTGCTAACCCAGACTCCGAGTATGGATGGGAAAAGCTTTTCTCAGAGAGAATGTGGAGATCTTTTGCTAGAAACTATAACCTAGAAGTTCGCATCGCTAGGTTCCATAACATTTTTGGCCCTGAAGGGACTTGGGATGGTGGAAAAGAAAAAGCTCCTGCGGCTATGTGCCGTAAGGTTTGTATGTCCGATGGTGAGATAGAGGTTTGGGGTCCTGGGAATCAAACTAGATCTTTTCTGTACATTGATGAGTGTATTGAAGCTGTACTCAGACTAATGGATTCCGATGTTGAAGAGATTATTAATATAGGGTCAGATGAGATGATTTCAATTAATGGACTAGCTCAGATGACTGCTGAGATTAGTGGTAAGGATATTAAAATTCTAAATATTGATGGGCCTGTCGGTGTTAACGGTAGGAACAGCGATAATGAACTGATTGAGAAGCTTTTAGGGTGGAGACCTGAGGAGGCTCTAGTTACAGGTATGAAAAAAACCTATAATTGGATCGCAGAACAGGTCGATGAGACCTATAATACACCATGAAAGACGAACTATACTATCTAGATGAAACTTGCTTAGGCGAACTATACCATTTCGACCTGTATCAGGACTTAGCAGAGGACACAGCCGTTTATCCCGACAGAGGTGATAATATTTACTACCCCGCTCTAGGACTCGCTGGAGAGGCAGGGGAAGTGTGTGAGAAGATCAAGAAGATCATGCGTGACCAAAAAGGTCACCTCACCAAAGAGAACGCTGAGGAGCTAGTAAAAGAACTAGGAGATGTTCTTTGGTATGTTGCAAACTTAGCCTGTGAAATCAACAGTACCTTATCTAATGTAGCTGAGACTAATTTACGAAAGCTAAAAGATAGGAAAGATAGGGGAGTTTTGAAAGGATCAGGAGATAATCGCTAATGCCTTTATACGAGTATCAATGCTCTTCTTGCGAGGTAATCTTTGAATGTTTCGAATCCATGACGGAGAATGCGGAAAGCCCCGTTCCGCATTGCCCTAAATGTGACCCAGAGCACTCTCATAGTACTACTATGTTCATGTACTTCGGGAATCATAGACCGGCGTTTAGAATTGAAGGGGGAGGGGTTTTTAATCCAGGATTACATTAATGAGACTAGAATATATTTGGCTTGATGGTAACAGCACTCCTCAGTTACGGAGCAAGACTCGGTTTTTAAAGGAAATAACTTCGTGGAATTTTGATGGGGGCTCCACAAACCAAGGCGATTTAAAAGATTCTGATCGACTACTAAGTCCTATTCGTAGTTACAGAGATCCTTTCGTTGAGGACGGGTATCTTGTTCTTTGTGAAGTATGCTATCATGATGGAACCCCTCATGAAAGTAATTCTCGAAGTAAGCTTAGAGATTACAAACCAACAGGGGAGGATCCTTTGTTTGGATTAGAGCAAGAGTTTACTTTCTTGCATCCTGTCACTAATCAGCCATTAGGATTACTTCTCCAACCTGAAGAACAAGGTCAATACTATTGTGGTGTGGGAAGGGATAGTATTGTAGGGCGGGATATTATGGTTGAGTTTGAAACCAAGTGCAAGGGTGCTGGTATTAGGCTAGATGGGATTAACCCGGAAGTTATGCCTGGACAGTGGGAATTTCAAACCCCTCCTCAAAATCCACTTTTAGTATCCGACAACCTTTGGGTGGCTCGGTATATTCTTTCTAGAATTTCAGAATACATGGGAGTGGGGGTATCTTACGCACCAAAACCGCATCCTGATTTTAATGGAGCAGGGTGCCACCTTAATTTTTCCACTAATGTAATGCGTAAGAACTTTACAGACGAAATGCTAGAGTCCCTCATGGGAGCTTTGGAGGAGGATCATGTAGACTACCTTTCTCACTGTGGAGAGGGCTACGCTGAACGCATGAACGGAAAGTGTGAGACCTCTGATTGGAAAACTTTCTCCTGGGGGGTGGGGGATCGAGGAGCTTCTGTACGAATTCCCCAAAAAGTCAAAAAAGATGGGAAAGGGTATATTGAAGACCGTAGGCCCTGCGCTAATATTGATCCTTACAGCTTAATTTTAGCATTCCTAAAAACTACCAAAAAAACAAAACTATTGCTAGGTTAGGAGAACTTATGCCTATTACTTGAGTATTCTGGTAGACCTGTTGTCCCAACGCCAATGGTTAAATTAAAGTCAGTGAATAGACCCTGTGCCCTGAGCTTATCACCAGTGCCATTAATAAAATTAACAATATTAAGTGAATTTTCTTGGGTATATGAGTAAGGCCCAGGTAATAGGTAAGGTGCTGTGGGGCCAGGAACCAGAGACCAATCATCTTCATCTATTAAAGTATTTGAAACCCCAGGATATTCCGTATGCAATTGTTGCCCAAAGAGATAACCTCCGTTTCTGTACCATGTTATGCCTGCGTCTCCTCCTAGGAAGTTGAAATCAGTCTTACAAAAATAGTGATAGTAACCATTATAGCTACTTGCCATGGAACTATCCGCAGAATTCCATAATCTTCTTTGATACCACTCTTGTTTTGTTTCTATAGACCCCATAGGACCTAAACAGGAAGGTCCTATATCCGTTCCAACTCCGTAGGAATTTCCGTCCCCATCTGTGCTCACAGATAAAAACTCAAAAGTTTGCGGTTGTTGAAAGGCTGAAGTGCTAAATAGATCATATGATTTTTCTACAGTGTAAGAAGCTTCTATTTTCGCTTGTAAAAATGTATAGTCAGTTTTGTAGCCAACTGTAGGTCCTTGTGAATCTAGTGCAAAACTTGTTGATGATGGAGAATTTCTTGCAGTACGGGCGTAAACTATCCTCATGCTTTGCCTCTCAATAAACCATGGACCCGCGCAACCTGAAGTTGTACCAGACGGAACACCGCATATTGAAGATACGCCAGCTACGGGGACAGTAGCACCAGGACCAGAGAGGGTAAGACCTGGATTTTCAGGGGTTATGGGTGTAATTGGTGAGGGCATAAATTTTCTCCTATACTATGTATATTATTTACCAAGAGTGCCTTGCTGTACTGTATTCAGGTAATCCAACTTTATCCGGCAACGGGTTATAGGTTGGATTAAATTGCCAGAAATCCGGCCAAAATTGGCTTGTAGTCATGTTCATACCTTGATTATCAACGTATGTTATGAGCCCCAATGGAGTCTCTAATCCTGTACTATAATTTCCAGGTAAACTATAATCATCGTGCGAACCTTTTGGACCTAAACTAGTATCATTCCAAGAAAGGAAGGAGCCTGCATGGAATGGTCCTAATGTTCTTGAAAAATCTCCCCACCACAGGAATGCTGGATAGTACACCTCACTTCCAGTAGCGTTTCTATAGTAGTAATAATGTCTGTTCGCTACAACACCACTTACCACTTCAGCATCTGTAGAAGTCCATAACCTTCTATGATACCATTCTTGCTTTGTTTCCACTGTGCCAGCGGGGCCTAAAGCAGAAACTCCTACACTTCCATATGAATTTCCGTAAGAATCTGTGGCTACAGGGAATAACGCAAAAGTTTGCGGCTGCTGGAAGACACTCGTATTAAAAGCTTCATTTGATTTTTCTACACTGTAATTAGCAGTAACCTTGCTTAATAAAAAAGTGTTTTGAATTTTGTAAGTACATGTTGTACTAGATAAATTTTTAGAAAAACTTGATACGTCATAATTGGGGACACGAATATAGTCTATTTTTAAGTTTTGCTTTTCAATAAACCAAGGTCCAGTATTTCCAACCGTTGAAGACCCTGCTGATGGAGGACCAGAACCGTTGATGATTCCCGAAACAGGAACCATAGCTCCAGCACCAGAAACATAAAGGCCAGGATCACTTGGGGTAGAGGGTATAATGGAAGTCATAAAAAAATCTCCTAGTTCAATAATATATAGTATAACTATAAAAAGTTATTATAATAATTACTTCTAAAGAAAAGAAAATTAATCCCCAAAAAGTCAAAAGATTCCTATCTTGCTAAGGGAAAATCCAGGAAGGGTCTATAATAGTTTATGGATAACGAAGTACTGAAACGACTTAAAAACGCAGGACTGCTCTCAGAGCAAGAGGTTGACCTTGGATTTGTGTCCACAGGATCATATGCTTTAAATAAAGTAATATCGGGGGAATTTTCTAAGGGAATTCCTATTGGTATGATAACCCAGTTTAGTGGAGAAGCTTCCACAGCAAAAACAGTTTTTGCTACGCATATTTTAAAAGAGGCACAAGAAAAAGGCTACTACACTATGTTAGTTGATAGTGAAAATGCATATAACGCAAAATTTGCGAAAAGCTTAGGCATTAATCCTGAAA